ATCAACTATGACGGCGATGTGACCGTCAGCAACACGCGTTCATGCGTCATCGCGGACGATGAGAACACGTCGGCACTCTACACCGTTGTGTGGACAACCTATTCCGTAGGCTTCACGATGGTTCCGACCCTATACTCTAACAACGAAATCAGCTATGACCACGATTTCGCCCGCAAGATGGAGAAAGTGTGCCGCGCTCTCGCCACCGCATTGGACACCAGCGCAGTCGCAACGCTTGAGGCAAACAAGACGCAGGTCTTTGCCGACCTGCTGCAGTACACGCAGACGGGAAACGTCATCCAAGTTCCTGTGCAGCTTGCAACGGAAATTCTTGGCGACACCAACCCCATCATGCGTGCCAACGCCTACCCCGAGCAGATTCACATCATCGGCAACGCCGGTGTGGATTCGCTCGTCCGCAAGCTAGCCCAGCATGGCATTTACAACGATGTTAACAAGCAGCTTGAGTACGACAACAAGGTATTCCACTACACCAACAATGTCACCAACGCCAGCGGTACGAACGGCACGTTCTTCGCAGTAGCAGACGGCAATGTGGGTGTGCTGACCCGCGTAGACCGCGAGGCATTGCGCCGCGCCCGCGCCAACTTCCACGAATGGGATGTGGTGCGCCTGCCGTTCATTGACCTGCCAGTGGGCAGTCACTACTACACTGCAGTCGGTGACCAGTCGGATATCGCTGGCGCAGCCAGTGCCGACATGGTGTGCAACGTGAAGGAGTACTTCGGTTTCAGCGTGGATGCCGCGTTCATCGTGGCTTACAATAGCGACCCCACCACGGTAGCCAACCCGATTATCAAGGCCGCTATCGCCGCTCCTGCCACTGGCACTCCGTTCGGCACTCCCGTATATGTCACCAATGCGGGCGAGTTCGCCTAATCATTAGGCCATCCTTTCTAACATATAGTCACTTTCCTTTGGGGCAGGGGGAGCAATCTGCCTGCCCCATTTTCATAAAGATATGATACGGATAAAGGACATACAAGACGCGCTAATGCAGCTGGTAGGCTGGGAGAATAGCTATTCGCCCAACAAGGCCATTGACTCGCGGCTGGAGGCAAGCGAGAGCGGGCTATACTATCAATCGGCGCACCCGATGATGACCTTGGACAACATCCAAAGCATCATGCCCGAGGATTTCCTTGAGCAATATCCCGACTGGAATAGCCTGCTCACATATCAAGTTGGCAGCAAGGTCAAGCACGGCGGCATCTGCTGGTTGGCGCAAGAGGAAAACACGGGCGTTGAGCCGCCAGCGTCAGACTTCAACGGCGACTACAATGATGACTACGGCGGCGAGGTGTGGCGACCTTACAACATCCTCACCGACTTTCTCACCCGCTTAACTAACAACGGCATCGCTACCACCGTGCAGACGTTCCTTCAAATGAAAGGCTTGCAGCAGGAGACAAAGAACTTGCTGGAGCGTAGGATGTTCTTTGATGGGGCTGGCCGCATCGCCAACACCGCGCAGAACCGCGGGCGACTGGTGGGCATTGAGATTGAACCGGTGCGAGCGTTGGGTGTAACTGCCAAGCTGGAGCGCGTAGGGCTGCAGATGGTTGGCAGAACTGGCGTTGTAAAGTTGTACCTTTTCCACTCATCACGCGTTGAGCCGCTGCAGGTGATAGAATGCAACTACACGCGCGCAAACGGCGGTTTCCAGTGGTTTGACCTTAAAGATGTGTTCATGCCTTATGTGAGCGATGACACGGGCGCAGGCGGCGCGTATTACCTGTTATACGACCAAAACGAGTTGCCCGATGGGATGCAGGCGGTGAATTTCGCCAAGGACTGGTCGCGCGAACCTTGCGGGACGTGCAACCAAGGCAGCATCTCCGATTGGCGAGCCATCACGAAATATCTGCTGCTTTCCCCGTTCTGCACACCCGCGCCCAGCACATTCGCCCAGTTCCCGGAACTGCCCGACATAGGAACGCTGGTGTACACCAACACGCAGAACTACGGCATCAATGCCGAGGTAACCATTGGATGTGACCTCACCGACTTCATCATCCGTCAACGCGGCATTTTCGCCACCGCGCTGCAAAGGCAGGTCGCCGCGATAGCCTTGCGCACAATGGCACTGAATCCCGATGTGCGCGTGAACCGCAACCAAAGCAACGCGAGCGTTGCCGAGCTGCTCTATGAGATTGACGGCAACACCCAGTCAAGCCGCGAGCGCGGCCTTGGATACGACCTGCGCAAGGCGTATGAGGCTCTTTCGCTGGACACGCAGGGCATTGACCGGGTGTGTCTGAAATGCAACAACCACGGCGTAAAATACACGACTGCATGAACGCTATAGATGTGCTTAAAGAACGCTTGAAGTCAGTTCGTGACAAGCTAAAGGATAACACCTACATTGTCACCATACTGCATGACTATGAGGCTGACATCGCTGACATGAACTGCCAGCAGCAGTTATATGAGCATGGCGTGAACGCAAACAACGTGAGCATATCTGATTACGCGCCATATTCGCCAGTGACTGTGGAGTACAAGATGGCAATGGGTCAACCCTATGACCGCGTCACCTTGCGCGACACGGGCGACTTCCACCAAGGTTTCAAGGTGGAAATCAACCCAAAGGCATTCAGCATCACATCCACCGACTGGAAGACCCAGAAGCTGATGAAGAAATACGGGCGCGACATCTTCGGACTCACAGCGACTAACAAGGACATCCTGCGGTGGGAATTTATTTATCCCGACCTGCTTGACGCGGTCACTAACACGCTAACAAATGGCAATTGATAGAGTACCGTTGCGGGAGCATCCCGCGTTGTTCGACAAGCCCATCCAAGAGATGCAGGTTGCTTTAGCCGCCGGTCTTCAGTGGCTGGAGCATTCATTCGGGCGCGGCGAGCGGCTGGCAAAGGTTGTCAATGGTAGAAAGTACTACACGCCCAACATCTATGTCGGGAAGAACGATTACCGCCTAATCACGCCCGATGACCGCGTGGGCAGCTATTCATTCTTCATGCTTGAAGAGCCGCAGGAGATGGAATATGAGGCGGGTGTCAACACCCGGCTGACCGCGCCTTTCTCGCTCATCGTGTGGGTGGATATGCGCAAGGCATCTCCCGATGACACGCGCGACACGGAGGCGGTAAAGAGGCAAATATTGCAGGTGCTTAACGGCGGATTCTTGATGCGCACCGGGCATTACCGCATCACGCGCATTTATGACCGAGCCGAAAACGTGTTTGACGGGTTCACGATGGAGGAAACGCAGAACCAGTTCTTGATGCACCCGTACACCGGGTGGAGGTTTTACGGAGAGTTGCACATAAATGAATGTCTGATATGATACTGACAGAGATAGCCATTATCGCCCTGTTGTCAGCGTTTATCCTGCTTTTGTTGCGCAAGGTGGGTGCGGTGGAGTGGCTGCAGCTGCACGGCAACGACATCATCCATGAACTGGCAAGCTGCGAGTTCTGCCTTTCGTGGTGGATTTGCATGTTTGTTTCGCTTGTATGCGCGTTTTGCGTGGGCGATTGGGTAGTTATACTATTGGCGGCTCTAGCCGCGCCTATAACGCGCAAATTGCTATGAGAGAGGCAAGGATTGGAAAGCATAAGATAGTCATGTATGATGCGATTGGCGAGTTGCCGATGCGCCGCTTTCATGTCTACAATAAATATCTGCTCATTGATGCTGGCATCGGTTCTGACATGGCGGATTTTGACGCGCACATGGAGAAAATCATCCTCTATCTGCGCGGCGGCAAGGTCAAGGAGGCTGCGCAGGAAATGGACAATATGCGGCAACAATTCTACTTTGTCTCCGAGCGGTTGTCCCCGCGCGACTTGTCATTTGCCGCATTGGTGGCGTATGTGGACGGAACGCCCCGCGATGACTTGAGCGATGACGGATTGCGAGCCACCGCGGCATTATATTCCGATGCACCGGTTGATGACATGACCGCCACGTTTGAGGCGGTCAAAAAAAAAATGAATGATGAGCTTGTCACCTACTTTCCCGCATTGTTTGATGACCCGCGGGCAAAGGAGTATTCCGATAGCCTACGGCGGCGCACGCTGGCAGTGCTGCAGAACATCATCCACGGCGAGAGCGCTGAGCGAAACGCGGAGGTTGAACTACTCACCATGCGGATGATGGAATACAACAAACCTCGCAAGTTCAGCGGCAAGGACGGATTCGAGGTTCAATATGACAAGCAGCTAGAAAAGATGTGCCTTACCATATCGCAGCACCTGCACACAGACCCGCACGAATATAGTGTCCTGCAGTTTTACAATGCCTATGAGTATATCATTGAAATGTCCAAACAAAGCAAGAAATAATGGAAAGCAGACCGATTAAATATAGCGACCTAATCGCTCCCGACAACTCCATCAACGAATTAATCGCAAAGCTGGAGCAGTTGGGCAGCACGTTTGCCACCACCATCGCGGGCATCAGGCAGCAGGCGAGCGGGCTTGCCGCGTCCTTGCAGCAGGTCAACGGCGCGACACAGCAAGGGCAGCAGGCTACCCAGCAGGCAGCAAAGGAGACCGACAAGCTGGCACAGGCACAAAAGCAGCTTTCATTCGCGCAGTCAGAGAACGCCAAGGAACTAGCCAAGCTAAAGGCGCAAATCAAGGAGACCAACGACATCACCAAGCTGCAAGAAAAGCTAAACCGCAGCGCGGAGGGCAGCTATAACCGCCTATCCGCGCAGTACTCGCTCAACAAAATCAGACTTAACCAGATGGCGCAAGCCGAGCGCGAGAACACGGTGGCTGGTCGCCAGCTGGTCAAGGAGACCAACGACATCTACCAGCGCATGAAACAACTGCAGGAGGTGACGGGAAAATACCAGCTGAATGTCGGCAACTACACCAACGCGATAATATCCGCGATAGGTGCTAACAGGGGGTTCGCTGGCAGCATCATGAACATCACCAACAACACCACCAACATCACGCAAGCGATGCAGGCGGCAGGCGGCAATGTAAAAGCGTTTGGGACTGCTTTGTTGGGGCTGCTTACCAATCCTGTTTTCCTTGTCATCGCTGGCATTGCCGCCACAGGCGCGGCGTTCAAGTTTTGGATGGACTACAACGATGGCATCGGCAAGGCCAACAGGCTGACACGCGAATTTCTGACGAGCAACGGCATAGATGCCACCGAGGCACAGGTCAACGCGCTGCGCGGCGAGGTACAGGCGATGGCGGATGTCTTCGACAAGGAGTACAAAGAGACGCTTGAAGGCGTGGACACGCTCATGTCGCAGTTCGGCATCACGGCAAAGCAAGCCATTGATGTGATGAACAAGGGATTTGCCGCTGGGGCTGACCTCAACGGTGACATGATAAACAAGATAAAGCAGTACGCGCCAGCGTTCCACGATGCTGGCATCGGAGCGGATGAACTGCTAGCCATTATCCAGCAGACCCGCTCGGGCATTTTAAGCGATGGCGGTCTAGACGCTATCACGATGGCAAGCCGCAAATTGCGCGACATGAGCAAAAGCACGCGCGATGCGTTGCAGGGCATAGGGATTGATGCGGATGACCTAGTGGAACGTCTTGCCACCGGGCAGACAACCATGCTGCAGGCTATCCAAGAGGTGAGCAAAGGACTGTCACAAGTTGGTTCTAACACCCAGCAAGCCGGTGCAATCATTACGGAGGTGTTCGGGCGCAGCGGCGTAAAGGCTGGGCAGCAGCAACTCAAGGCTCTCCAAGATATCGAGCTGGGGCTTGACGCAGTGCTGAAAGTGACAGGGGAGTATGGAAAGGCGCAGCTTGAGATTGTCCGCCTGCAGAAAGAGATTAACCAGTACACCGAGGCTTTGTTCGGCATGAACGGATGGGAGCAGATGAAACTCAAGGCGCAGCAATATGCCATGACCGCGCTTGCCGCGGTGCTTAAAGGCACAAAAGACGTGGTCAACTGGTTCATACGAATGTACAACCAATCAGTGCTAGTCCGCGGTGTCATCGCCAGCATTGGCAACACATACGCGGGTGTCTACAAAATCATTTGGCAGGGGATGAAATCTATCGTGCAAGCGATAGAGGGGACGGCTCGTGCCCTTGAGGGGCTTGTCAACCGCAACTTCAAGCAGGTAGCGGAAGGTGCTGGCATGGTTGCGCGTGCATGGCTAGACCTAGGCAAGGGCTTGGCGAATGTCATTGTTGACGGGTACAAGAACGGTCTGCAGCAAGTCACAAAGGGGCATCTAAATGAGGTAACAATTGGCACGGACATCACTGGCACGACCGACCTATATGGCTCGGGCGGTGGCGGTCGTGGTGGTGGTGGCGCGTCATCTGCAAGTGGAACTGGCAGAGGGTCGCGTGGTGGCAAGAGCGGCTCGGCAAATGCGGCAGAGCAAGCCTATAAAAAGCAGCTGGAAATCACCCGCAAGGCGCAGGACGCTCAACTGGCTTTGGAGCAAGACCAGTGGCGCAAGCAGCGCATCGCGGCGAAATATAAGTA